ACGCAATGCGAGCGGCTGCACGAACGACTTGAAGCACACCTCGGCATGGCGCCGGGGCGATGACAGGAGACCGACATGGCCGTTGACTACACCGTTCTGAAAGCCGCGCTACTCGCGGAAACCGACCCCACGTTCGTGACGCATCGCGATAACGGCGACACGACGCGCATGGCCGAGTGGTTGAACGGAGATAGCGCATTCATCGTCTGGAAAACGCGACTCACCGTCAAGGAGATGGCATCCGCCTACGTCTGGACGGAGATGGATTCGTTCACGAACGCGGCCAAGCAGTACCAGTTCACCCTGATGCGCGAGGCTGGAGAGATCAATCCGGCGGATGCGAACGTGCGCAGCGGCCTCAATGAGATTTTTGCCGGGGGCGGCCTTGCGACCACGCGCGCGAATCTGGTCGCGTTGTGCAAGCGAGCGGCGACCCGAGGGGAGAAGGTTTTCGCGACCGGTACGGGCACCGATGGTTCGCCCGGCACGCTCACCTTCGAGGGCGCGCTGTCCAGCACGGACGTAGCGAACGCGCTCTACAACACCTGATAGGGGCGACGCATGGCGAACGAGCTCAAGGCGGTTTACGGCACTGCCGTAACCGTCATCAACTACAACTCGACCAACATCAGCGACACGCACTTCATCGCGGTGGACACCGAGTTCGACAACACGTCCGATTCCACGGTGCCCTACGCGCCGTGGGCGACGGCGACCATGACCTTCGATCCGAACGTGGCTCCGACCGAGGGCAAGACGCTGGACCTATACATGGTGCGTAAGGACTACGACGGCACGTCTGACGACACGGACCCGCCGGTTGAGGCGGCGGCGAATGCAAATGGCGCACAGTACATCGGATCGTTCGTTGCCGACGACAGCACGAGCACGCAAACGCGCACCATCGTGATTTCGCTAGAAGGCGTAATCAAGGCCGATTTCTACGTCAAGAACTCGTTGGGACAGGCCCTCAACACCAGCGGCACCGCGCACGTGTTGAAGATTCGCCCGTTCACGTACAAGCCGGTCTAACGCGATGTCGTTCTTGCTGCACCCAGCTCGCTGGCTACGGCCTCCGGCCCCGCCCTACGAAATTAACTGGATGCACTCGTTGACGAACCGGTTGCGGTTCGCGATGGTGTTCCATCCGAGCTTCGCACTACAGCAGTTGGTGCGGTCGGAACCTCAGAACATCACTTATCGAGGGGTGAATAATCCGGTCTACACTGCGGGCGGGATCTATAACGATGACAACGTAGACATGGTGTTTTCGTTGCCATACGGGAGTGGATGGAAGTGGATCACTGGATCAGGGTGGTTTACTGCGGCGTGTGCGGCAACAGCGGGGCCAACAACGGATTCGGTTATAAGGCGAATAATTTGTACTCGCCCTAACGGGTACACATCCGGGCAGTTCAACATCATCTTTGACGGAGACTATGCTACTTATGGAGCGTGGCATTTTGATACTGGCGACGGGCAGAACACAACCAGCAACATTTTCACGTACTACGTTCCGGTGCGCGGGGTCAGAAATTCATTTCTGATGACAAAACCTGCGGCCCAATCACAGGGGACGAAAACTTGGGTTGATGGGAAAATCCGCCCGGCGTTAGATAGCAACTTGCGCTATTCGGAAAACAGTGACCTAAACTCAGACATCGTGCTGTTAGGGCAGTACAACGCATCGGCCGCCAGTTGGCTGGCGCGTAATCTTCAAGGTTCTGTCGAGTATCTCTATTTATGGGACGACAACCGGTCGTTAGACGACAGCGGAATAGCACGTAGTCTGCACGAAGCGCCGTACCAGTTTCTGCGCACGCACACAAAGCGCACCTACTTCTTCCCGAGCGCGGGCGGCACGCCGCAAACCCTGCGCCCCATCTCCGACGTGAGCGCAGGGAGCTGGACGCCGAGCAGCGGCTCCGACCTGTACGCGATGCTCGACGAGACGACGCCGAGCGATACGGACTACATCCAGTCTGCGACGTTCCCGAGTAACGACGTGTGCGAGGTGAAGCTCGCCACCGGCACCGATCCGGGCGTCAACACCGGGCACACGGTGAGCTACCGCATCAAGGGCACGATGGCCGCGCAGAATCTGACGATTCAGCTCCGCCAAGGAGCCGGCACACTGATCAAGCAGTGGGCGCACACGAACGTGCCGACCACCGAGACGACGCACGAGCAGACGCTCTCCGAGGGCGAGGCGGGCAACATCACCGACTATTCCGACCTGCGGCTAAGATTCATCGCGAACCCGTAATGTAGTGCCATGGCTCTGACGATCACCTTTCGGTCGGCGATCTACTCCACGACGGGAGCCACGACCTACACTGGCACGACCAGTTACACGCCGGCCGCAAACTCGCTGCTGATCGCGTTCGTATCGGGTTCCGTCTCCTCCTCTCCGACCGATCCGACCAGCGTTGCCGGCCACGGCGCGACGTGGACCAAGCTCACGCTTTCCGCCAACACACTGAGCACCACGCATGCGCTGTCGGTGTGGGTGGCCGATGCCGGAGCGTCGCCGACCAACGGGGCCGCGGCCGCAACGTGGGGGAGCAACCGCACGGGCGGCGTAGTCGTCGAGTTCGAGGTTACGGGATGGGAGCCTGGAGGCGGCGCAACCGGCGCTATCGTCCAGAACCCGACGACCAGCGGCACGAGTGACAACGTAACGGCCACGGACCTTCTCGCGGCGGCCGGCAACTCGCTCAACCGTGCGCTCGCGTGGTGGGTTCACCTGGCGAACGAGGCCAGCACCGGCACGGCCGGCAATTGGACTGAGGCAGCGGACGGCAACTACAACACCCCGGCCACCGGGTCGATGGCGCAGGTGGCGTCGTCCACCTTCGACCGCAGTCCGCAGGCATCGTGGACGACCAGCAGCGCGTACCGCGTCATCGCGCTGGAGATCAAGTCGCTCCTCACCGTCGAGGATGATCTCGATCTGCGGTGGAACGTCGTTGCGGGGGTCAGCGATGACGTGGAGTTGCGATGGGATGCCCTGAACTCCGCACAGGATGATGCCGATCTGCGATGGGATGTTCTGACCTCCGCGCAGAACGATCTCGACCTACGCTGGGATGCCCTGAGCGCAGCGCAAGACGACGTTGAGTTGCGATGGGATGTGCTGTCGTCTGCGCAAGACGACCTTGACCTGCGGTGGCATACGGGCGATCCACGGCTGCGCGCGTCGTGGGTTGCGATGCAGGTGCCCGAGGCAGCGTCCACCACCCCGGTCTACGACGACCTCGATCTGCGCTGGGACGTTGCCACTTCCGCGTCCGATGATCTCGATGTTCGGTGGGATGTTGCCGCGTCTGCGCAGGACGATCTTGACCTGCGATGGGACGTTGCCACGTCTGCACAAGATGACGTGGAACTGCGCTGGGATGTCATCGCCGCAGTCTACGATGACCTGGAGCTACGCTGGGATGCGGCCGGGTCTGTCTACGATGATCTCGACCTGCGGTGGTCCAGCATCGAGGGCGTTGCCGATGACCTCGATCTACGGTGGGACGTTGCGACATCGGCATCAGACGACCTCGATCTGCGATGGGACGTCATCGCAGCCGCCTATGACGATCTCGATCTGCGGTGGGATGCCGCTGGATCGGCGGCCGACGACCTGGAGTTGCAGTGGTCGGCCCTGAATGCTGCCGCCGATGATGTTGAGTTTCGTTGGGACGTTGCGGTCTCAGCGCAGGACGACGTGGAGCTGCGGTGGGATGTTATCGCGGCGGTCACCGACGACCTTGAGCTTCGATGGAACAGCGCCGGCAGCGTCGCCGCCGATCTCGACTTGCGCTGGAGCCTGCTCAACGCCGCGAGCGATGACCTCGATCTGCGCTGGAACGTGGCGACGTTCGCGCAGGACGATCTTGACCTTCGCTGGTCCAGCCTCGAAGCGGTCGCCGACGACCTTGAGCTGCGCTGGGATGCGGCGGGGAGCGTCGCGCAGGACGTCGAGCTACGCTGGCATGTACTGACTGCCGTTGCCGACGATCTCGACTTCCGATGGGACATCTACGCTAACGCCGCCGCCGATCTCGATCTGCGGTGGGATGTTCGCGCTGCGGTCAGCGACGATCTCGAACTGCAATGGGACATCGAAGGCGCGCTGTTCACCGTCAGTGACGACCTCGATCTGCGCTGGTCAGTTGTCGCTAGCGTGTCTGATGACATCGACGTGCGGTGGGATGTCGTCAACGCCGCTACCGATGATCTCGATTTGCGCTGGAACGTCGCTGCCGCAGCGAGCGATGATCTTGACCTACGCTGGTCGGTTATCGCCGAGGCGGCGCGCGAGCTTGACCTGCGCTGGCATTCCATCGAGACGGTGGCGGCGGATGTCGATCTGCGCTGGCAGGCGCTGAACGCGGCGGCGCAAGACGTTGACCTGCGCTGGAACGTCATCGCGCAGGCGCTCCGCGACGCCGATCTGCGCTGGAACGTCATCGCCGCCACGATTCAAGACCTCCAACTGGTTTGGAGCGTCATGACCTCGGCGTCCGATCTGCGCCTGCTCGGCTGGCGCGTGCCAGCGGAAGTGCGAGCGTTGCGCGTTGATCATGAGCGCCGGGCGTGGCGCGCGGCAGCGGAGGTTCGTGCGGTAGACTGTGAGGACGCGGCGGGAGGTTGAGCGATGGGAAACGTAGTGCGGTTCCGTCCGTCGGCCCTGGGGCCGGCGCTCGATGTTGACCCGGGGGCCGACAAGGATTACTCGATCATCTGGCACGACTGGCTCAACGGCGATAGCGTGACGGCGAGCACATGGGCCGTATCGCCAGCCGGCCCCGTGACGTACTCGCCGAGCATCAACTCCGGCCCCGTGACCATTGATGGCGTCGCCTACGCCGCCGGCACGGTCACGACCGTCTGGATCAAGACCCTGACCGCCGGGGCCCGCTACACCGTCACCAACTCGATCACGACGGCAGGCGGACGCAAGGACGAGCGGTCCTTCGTGCTCAACTGCCGTAACCTCTAAGCAACGCGCAAACCACAAACCCATTGCGTCCGCGCTCGGCGCAGAAGTAAGATGCCGATATGGGATGGTTTCGCACGATGCTCGACGGCCTGTTTCGCGCCGATGGCGCGGGCGGCGGCACGCCCCCACCGGATGACGATTTCTGGTACGAGCCGACGACGGCCGGCTTGATCACCCCGGCGGGACAGAGCGTCACCCCGCTCTCGTCGCTGCAATGCACCGCCGTCTATGCGTGCGTCCGCGTGATCGCGGAGACGCTTGCGAGCCTGCCCCTGCTGCTCTACAGGCGATTGCCGAACGGCGCGGGAAAGGAACGGGACGACACCAATCCTCTCTATGATGTGCTGCATTCGCGCCCGAATGCGTGGCAGACGACAATGGAGTTCGTCGAGCTGATGCAGACGTGGGTGACGTTGCGGGGCAACGCCTATGCGGTTCTCGTGCCAGGCGCGCGCGGCTGGATCGATCAGATGTTGCCGATGCATCCTGATCGGGTGCGCGTTGAACAGCTTCCGTCATATCGCCTGCGCTACAAGTACACCACGCCGAACGGCGAGATGGTAACGCTACTGCAAGACGAGGTTCTGCATATCCGCGGCCTGTCCGATGACGGTGTGCTGGGGATGTCGCCGATCGAGCGAATGCGCAACGCAGTGGGATTGGCGCAGGCGGCGGAGGAGTTCGGCAGTCGCATGTTCAGCAACGGCGTCCGTCCGTCCGGCGTGCTCTCGCATCCGGGGAAGCTCTCTGATGCCGCGTACTCCAATCTCAAGAACAGCATGAGGCGCGAGTACGCAGGCGCGGGCAACGCCGCGAAGCTCCTGATTTTGGAGGAGGGGATTCAATACTCCACCACGTCCATCTCGCCTGAGGAGGCCCAGTTCCTTGAGACGCGCAAGTATCAGGTCACGGACATCGCCCGCATGTTCCGCGTCCCCCCGCACATGATCGCTGACCTTGAGCGCGCGACGTTCTCCAACATTGAGCACCAGTCGCTTGATTTCGTCATGCACACCATTCGCCCTTGGGCGGTGCGATGGGAGCAGGCGTTGTCGCGCTCCTTGCTGCCGGACGCCAAGACCCACGCCATCGAGTTCCTTCTTGACGGCCTTCTGCGCGGGGACGCGAAGGCGCGCGCGGAGTTTTACGCGAGCGGGATTGTGAACGGCTGGATGACGCGCAATGAAGTGCGCCGCCGGGAATCGCTCAACGATGCAGAGGGGCTCGATGAGTTCCTGTTGCCTTTGAACATGGCGACGCAGGCGGAGCGCGATGAACAGGCGGAGATTGCGCGCAAGGCAGCGGAGCGCCCCGTTGCGCCTGTCGCGCCGGAGCCCGAATCGGAGAGCGAAGATGCTGATGCCTGAAGTGTTCGATCTCAACCCGGCCCCGTGGGCGCTGGTTCCCGAGGTGCTGTCCGGCATGGTCGCGTGGACTCCGGCAACGCGCGAGCAGCCCGAGGCCGAGGCAATGCGCGTGGCGCAGCAAAGCGCCATTGCGTTCCTCCCGGTGCAGGGCGTGTTGACGCAGCGCGGCGACTACCGCACAACGAGCACGGACGGGCTGCACGCCGCGTTCAATGCGCTCGCCGACGATCCAACAGTCGGCGCCATCGTCCTTGACATCGATTCGCCCGGCGGCAGTGTGGGCGGGATAATGGAGTTCGCGGAATCGATCCTCGCGGCGCGTGAGCGCAAGCCGGTGGTGGCGGCGGTCAACGGCACAGCAGCGAGCGGCGCCTACTGGATTGCCAGCGCGGCGGACAAGATCGTGGCGTCGCCGTCATCGTTGGTTGGCAGCATCGGCGTCTACGCCACGCACTTTGACACCTCGAAGCTCATGGATCGGATGGGGGTGCGCCCGACGCTCATCTCCGCCGGCAAGTACAAGGTCGAGGGCAATCCGTTTGAACCGCTAGGCGACGAGGCGCGCGCGGCGATGCAGGAGCAGGTCGATCTGTACTACCAGCACTTCGTGCGCTCGGTGGCGCAGGGCCGGCGCGTTGCGGAGGCGCGCGTCGAGTCGCAGTTCGGCCAGGGGCGCGTGGTGCAGGCGACGCAAGGAGCGGAGCGTGGCATGGTGGACAAGGTGGGGCGCATGCCCGCCGTGCTCGCCGCTATCCGTAGTTCGGCGCGGCGGAGCAAGGCGGTCGCAATTCAGCGACTGCGGTTCCTCGCAATGTAGGACCGAGGGCATTCAACGCAACGAAGGAGACGGACCATGAGCAAGCTCACGAAGCTCCGCGCCGAACAGGCCGAGCTGACCCGCAGCGCGCGCGACCTGCTCGCGCAGATTCAATCGTCGGACGCGCCGACGGAAGCGCAGATCGAGAAGATCGACGCACTGCAGCGCGATCTCGACACGGTGAACGCCAGCATTGCCCAGTTGGAGCGTGTGGCCTCGTTCGAGCGCGCGCTGCCGACCATCGCCGACAGCGGCATGCCGCAGCAGGGGGCGCGCCCGGCGGAGCAGCCGAGCGAGCGTTTCGCGTCGTTCGGCGATCAGTTGACCGCAATCATGCGCGCCGGCATGGGCAAGGGCGTTGACCCGCGCCTGCAATTCGCCGCCGGGCCGAGCGGCGCATCGGAGGGCGCGCCCACCGAGGGCGGCTATCTGGTGCAGACCGACTTCGCGACCGACATCCTGCGGCGCACCTACGAGTCCGCGGTCATCGCCTCGCGCGTGCGGCGCCTGCCGGTCAGCGCGAACGCGAACGGCCTGACCATGAATGCCGTGGACGAATCGAGCCGCGCAACCGGATCGAGATGGGGCGGCGTGCGCGGGTACTGGGCGGACGAGGCGGCAACGGTCACGGCCTCGCAACCCAAGCTCCGCCGCATGGAGCTGAAGCTGCACAAGTTGATGGGCATCTGCTACGCCACCGACGAACTTCTCGCCGATGGCCCGGCCCTGCAAGCCGTCACCGAACAGGCGTTCGTGGACGAGTTTGCTTTCATGCTCGACGACGCGATCCTTAACGGCGACGGCGTGGGCAAGCCGCTCGGGATCATGGCTTGCGGCGCGCTCGTCACGCAAGCCGCGGAATCGGGGCCGCAGACCGCAGCGACCATCGTTGCCGCGAACGTGTCCAAGATGTGGGGCCGGCTGTGGGCGCGCTCGCAGAGCAACGCCGTGTGGCTGGTGAATCAGGACACACTGCAACAGTTCCCGGTCATGACCATCAGCAACATGCCGGTCTACCTGCCGCCCGGCGGGCTGTCGCAAGCGCCCTATGGGCAAATCTTCGGCCGGCCCGTCATCCCGGTTGAGCAATGTCAGACGCTCGGCACGGCCGGCGACATCATCCTCGCCGATCTCTCGCAGTACATCGTGATCGACAAAGGCGGCATGAATCGCGCTGAGTCGCTGCATGTCCGGTTCCTCTATGACGAGATGACCTTCCGCTTCACCTACCGGGTAGATGGTCAGCCGGTGTGGAACAAGGCGCTGACCCCATTCAAGGGGTCCGCCACGCAATCCCCGTTCATCGCGCTGGCGTCGCGCTAACCCGCCGGCATCAACAGACAGGAGAGCAACATGAGACTCGGCGAACTTGTCCAATTCCAATGGAGCAACGCCCCGGCGAGCTATTCGGGCGCGGCAGCGACGGCGGAGTACTTCAGCCTCAAGAACTACGACCACATCACCTTCATCGTTCAGACGGGGGCGTGGGCGGGCGGCACGGCGGCGGTCACCATCAACCAGGCGACCGCAGTCGCCGGAACGGGCGCGAAGGCGCTGGCGTTCGACTGGGTGTGGGTCGACGGCGTGAAAACGGCAGTGACCAGCAACACCTTCAACCTCGCGGCGGCAAATAAGCTCTACGTCATCGAGGTGGACGCGGCGTCACTGGACACCAATAACGGGTTCGACTGCCTCGGCCTGGCGATTGCCAGCCCCGGCGCGAACGCCGACTTCTACGGCGTCACGGCAATCCTCAGCGGCGCTCGCGACATGGGTGCATCGCCCGCTGCCTCAATCACTGACTGACGAGGCGCGGTGCGCAATGACGCGGAACGGGGCGGCGGCGCAAGCTTCCGCCCCGTACTTCTATGAGACGAGTGATTACCCCCGCGAGCGTCGAGCCGCTGACCGTGGACGACCTGCGCGCGCATGCGCGCATTGATCACACCGATCTCGACGCGCAAGCGACAATGGCGCTACTGGTGGCGCGTGAACAATGCGAGCTGCTCCTCGGGCGCGCGTGCGTTACCGCGACATTCGAGGAGGTCTTGCACGGCTTCGGCAGTCCGATCCTGCTCGGCCCCGCGCCCCTAATCTCTGTTACGTCGGTTAAGTATCTCGACACGTCAGGCGTTGAGCAGACGCTCTCGACTGATGTGTATGGCGTGGACACGGTGAGCGAGCCAGGGCGCGTGTACCTGAAGTCGGCGCAGACCTGGCCCGAGGTGCAGGCAGACACACCGAACGTCGTGACCATTCGCTACCAAGCGGGGTACGCCCTGAATGGTGGGGCGGCGACAACGCCGACGCCCATCAAGCTCTGGATTCTCCTGACCGCCACGTCAATTCTTGAGAACCCGGCGGCGCTCAGCAACGACCCGCAGGCGCAGGGTGATCGACTACCGCGCCGATACCATGACGGGTTGATTGATCAGTACCGGGTGCCGCGCCCCGCGCCATGAACCCCGGCAAGCTCGACAAGCGCGTCCTGATCCAGCTCCCTGAGCTGGCGCAGGCGAGCGACGGCCAGCCAGTGACGACGTGGGTAGACGCGGCAACGGCGTGGGCGTCCATCGAGCCGCTGTCCGGGCGCGAGTGGCTGAATGCGCAGGCGGTTCAGGACGAGGTGACGCATCGCGTGAGGATGCGCTGGAACGATGCCCTCGCGCCGGAGGGGCGTCTCCTGTACGGCGAGCGTGTCCTGCACATTCGGAGCGTCATCAATCGGCGTGAGGCGGGACGGTGGGCGGAGCTAATGTGCGCGGAGACAACCGGCAATGGCTGACGTTCGCGTGGAAGGGTTGTCTGACCTCGCGGCGGCGCTGCGCAGCCTGCCGCGTGGCGTGGCGCGCAACGTCCTCAGCCGCGCGCTCGCGCAATCCGCGCGCATCGTGCGCGGCGAAGCAAGGCTCCGCGCCCCAATCGGGGCGACGGGGGCGCTGCGCCGCTCGATCTACTACCGCGCGGCGCGCGAGCAGGGCGGATTATTCCGGCGCGTGTTTCAGGTGCGCGTGAGGCGGGGGGCAAGGAAACAGGCGGAGGATCAAAAAGGCCGCAGTGCGTACTACGCTCACTTCGTGGAATTTGGAACCGTGAAGTGGGCGGGCAAGCCGTTCATGCGGCCGGCGTGGGACGCGAAGCGGCACGACGCGCTTGAGGCGGTTGTCTCTACGCTGGTCACGCGCCTTCCCGGCGAAGTTGCAAAGGTTCGGCGGCGATGACCATTCAGGAGGCGGTGTACGCCGCGATCACGACCAACATGGCGGGGCGCGTGTACCCGAATCGTGCACCGCAAACCGTGACCTTGCCCTATGCGACCTACTCGGTGATCTCGCAGATCGAGTATCCTAGCCTTGCCGGACTGGGATCGCTCAACGCGCGGACGCGAGTGCAGATCGACGTCGTGGCCGCCACCTACACCGAGGCGCAGACGCGCGCGGCAACGGTGCGCGCGGACCTGCATGCGGCGCTCGGCGCGGGCGCGCATCTCGACTCATGGCAGGACTTGTTCGATGACGAGACGCGGCTGTACCGTGTTGCGATGGACTGGATTCTTTCCCACGCCCTGAGCATGGGGGGCTGACGCAGTACCCGTAGCACAACGCACGACAGAACAGGAGCAGAAATCATGGCATCGACCGCATTCTCCGCCCAAGGCTCGACGATCAAGTTCGGCGCGACCGCAGCCGCCAAGAACATCACGGCGATCACGAAGGCGAATCCCGCCGTCATCACCTCTACCGCGCACGGCCTGTCAAACGGCACCGTTGTTCTGTTCGCCTCTGTCACCGGCATGACCGAGATCAACGGACGCACCGCGGTCGTCAAGGTGATTGACGCCAACACCTTCTACGCCTATGGGGTGAACAGCACGAATTTTAGCACCTACACCTCAGGCGGCACGGCCACGCCCACGCAGACGACCCTCGGCAACGTGCGGTCGTTCAACGTCGGCGGCGGACAAAAGGCGCAGGTGGACGTGACGAACCTCGCCTCGACCGCAAAGGAGTTCATTGGCGGTCTGGCGGATGACGGCACGATGCAGTGCGAGATGGACTTCAACGACGCCGACGCCGGGCAGCAGGTGCTGATCGGCGGCAAGGCCGCGAGCGGCGTCCTGCTGGCGTGTGAGATCGGATTCGCCGATGGTCAGAGCTCCAAGGCGTCATTCAACGCTGAGGTGTTCTCCTTCGACTTCTCCGGCGGGGTCGATGATGCGGTGCGCGCGACAGCGTCGCTCAAGCTGACCGGCGGCATCACCTACTCCTGATCGCGCCATGCCATTTGATGCGAGCAGGTTCTTTGCGCGGGAGCGTCGCCCGTCCGAGCATATGACGTTGCCGGACGGGCAGGTGCTCTACTTCCGCGCGCTGTCGTGGGGTGAGATGTCGGAGTTGCGTGAGATGTACTTCCGGCGCAACGAAGGCGAGGAGCAGAAGGGCGAGGCGGAGTTTGCCATCGCGCTGATCGTGGCAACGGCGTGCGACGAAGCATGCGCGCCGGCGTTCACGGCGGAGGCAGGCGAGCTCCTGCGGCGCGAGGAGCGCGGGGTGGTCGCGGCGATGTTTCAGGCCGCACTCAGAGCGTCCGGGATGGGCGCGATCGAGGACGCGGAAAAAAACTCCGCGAGCGCCCCGAGCGACGATTCGAATTCCGCCTTGCACTAGCTCTCGGCATGACCGTTCGCGAGTTGCGCGAACGGATGGATGCGGAGGAGTTTGTGTGCTGGCAGGCATTTGATCGCCTGGAACCTCTGGGCGCCGACGCCGACGACTACCGCGCGGGCCTTGTAGCCGCAACCCTTATCAACGTCAACAGGCGACGAGGCGCTCCGCCCGTTCGTCCGTTTGATCTGTTTCCGTGGCGCGCCGAGCCGACCCTGCCGAAGCTCACGAAGTCGGCATTCATCTTGGCGCTGAAAGGGCGGTGACATGGACACTATTGGCAATCTCGTCGTCCATCTTGAGGCGAACATTGCGCGGTTCGATTCGGAGCTCCGCCGCGCTACGGGAATCGCCACGCAAACGATGGGCAAGGTGGAGCGGGCGACGAGCCTTGCCACCAAGGCCCTCGGGGCGCTCGGGATTGCGTTCGGGGCGATAGAGATTGCCCGCTTCGTAACCGGAGCGATACGCGCTACATCCGCGCTCGACGATCTCGCCGAATCGACGGGGGCGAGCGTGGAAGCGCTGTCGCGGTTTGAGCGTGTAATCGCGGTGACGGGCGCGGGCTCGCTGGACATGGTCGGCGCCGGCCTGGCTAAGCTCGCCAAGAACATCTCGATGGCGGGCGAGGACAGCGCGAAATCCGCTGCGGCATTCCAAGCGCTCGGTCTGGACATGAAGGCGTTTGGCAATGACACCGGGCGCGCGATGGAGGAGGTCGCTCTCAAGCTCAACCAGTACCAAGACGGGTTGAACAAGACGGCGCTCGCCATGGCAATCTTTGGGCGCAGCGGCGCGCAGATGCTCCCGTTCCTGAAGGAGCTTGCGGAGAATCAGGAGGTGCTGGGCATCCGCACGCGCGAGCAGGCGGCGGCGGCTGAGGAGATGGAGAAGAAGTGGCGACGCTTTGCGCTGGCCGGCGACGAGGTGCGCACCGCGATCGTGAACAAGCTGGTGGGGCCATTGAGCGACCTAGCCACCGCCATGCTGCTCATCAAGAAGGTATGGGACGGCAACTTCTTCAACTTTGCGAAGGGGCTTGTGGGGCAAGCCGGCAGCATCATGACCGGCAACAACGAGCAGCATTACATCGCGAACCTCACCGCGCGGATGCAGGAGCTGACACGCGAGCGGCAACAGCTCGCCACGCAAGGCCCTATGGTGCCGCGCGCGGTGCGCGAGGAGTCGCTCGCGGAGAATGCGCGCGAGATCGAATCGGTGGGGCGCCTGATCGACTACTACAAGCAACTCGCCGCAAACAAGGCAATGGCCCTCGCCACGCCGTCGACCCTCGATGCGCGCGACCTGCGCCTGCGATCGCCAAAGCCCGAGGCGCCCGCGTTGCCGGACGCGGGGGCGGACAAGAAGAAAAAGGACATGGAGGCGTTGCTGCCGTGGCTGGACAACTACTATCGGCAGATCGACCAATACGAGAAGCAGAGCTACGACAATCTGGTCAAGCAACACAAGCTCGAAAAGGAGCGACTCAAGACGCTGGGCGACGAGGCGGCACTGGAAGAGGAGATGTGGCGCAACGCCGCTGCTGCGATTGCGATTCAGGAGAAGGCGCGCGAGCAGATGCTCGCCGGCATGCGTGACGAGACGGTGCTCGCTGAGGCGCGGCTGCGCTTGACCGGAGTGGAGGAGGCGCAGCGGCTGAAGATTCTTGCGGTGATCGAGGCGAGCTTCGCCATCAACCGCGCCGCGCTCGCGGGCGACCAAGAGCTGGTCGACATCCTTCAGGAGCAACTGCGAATCAAGCTCGCGCAGATCGACGCCGATGACCAGCAAGCCAAGACGCGCGCGCAAGTGAAGGAGTACGAGAAGTTCATGACGCAGATCGGTGACTCGCTCACCGATGCCCTGTTCCGTGCGTTTGAAAACGGCAAGGACTTCGCTGGCGCGTTCCGCGACGTGCTGGTCAACACGTTCAAGACGATGGTGCTCAAGCCAGCCATTCAATGGGTCATCAACGGCGCGCTGGGCATGGGCGCAAGCGCGCTTGGCATGGCGGTGCCCGGCCTCGCGCAGGCTGGCGGACTCGGGGGGCTATCGCTCGGAGACGTAGGGGGCGCGGCAAGCCTGGCAAATCTGTTCACCGGAGGCGGATTGTCCGCGAGCTTCGGCACGTTCGCTGGCAACACCGCGCTCGCTTTGGGAGCGTCCGGGTCAACAGCGTTGACGATGGCGGGAATTGGTTCGGCGATCGGGGTGGCGGCGCCGTGGATCGGCGCCGCCGCCTTGCTCTACTCCATTTTCAAGAAGCCGCGCGGCGGGCCCAAGTCGGGCGGGTTTGCGCAGACAGGTCTTGGCGACATCGAGCGGTTCTTCACGCCGAGCGGCGCGGACGCCGACCTTGCCAATCTGGTCAGCGGGTTCGGATCGGACTACGCGCGCATGGCGAGCGCGTTCGGGGGCAAGGCGGGGGACTACGGGTTCGGCCTTGGGTTCGACACAGACCCGCAGGGGACGGCCCCGAACCGGCTGTCCGCCGAGTTGCGCATGGGCGGACAATCGCTTCTGTCGATCCGCGATATGGACCTTGGGCGAGACGAGGCGGCGCTGCAAGCCGCGATCTCGCGCGAAACGAAGCGGGCGCTGCTCCTCGCGTTGCAGAACAGCGAGTTGCCGGAAGCCATGTCGCGCGTGCTCAATAGCGTTGCCGCGGACGCCTTGACGGAGGCGCAGCTCGACGCGGTGTTTCAGATCGCGACCGCGTTCGATGCGATCAGCGATTCGCTCGACGCGATGCGCGATCCGATGCAGGCGGTGGACGAGGAGATGCAGTCGCTCGACGCGCAGTACGATGATGCGCGCAACGCGCTGCTCTCGCTGATGGCGACGGTTGAGCCGACGGCGGAAGGCTTTGCGCAGCTCGAAGGGGCAACGGCGGAATACGCTGCGGCGGCAAGGCAACTGATCGGAACGTATCGGCAGTTGCAGGAGCAGGTCGAGTCAATGTTCCGCGACACCGCGCGCAACATCCGCACCAGCGTCATGACGGACGCCCAGCGCAGGTCGTTCCTCGAATCCGACACAGCGTACTGGCAATCGGTCGCGATGACGACGACTGATCCGAACATGCTCGCTTACGCCAACCAGCGTATCAACCAGAACGTGAGCGAGGCGTGGGAGTTGGTGCCCGAGGCGCAGCGCACGCCGGAGCTCGCGGAGCAGTGGGCGACCAATGTCGAGAGCTGGGACGCGGCATTCCAGGCGCGCATGAACGATCTCGTAACCAAGATCAATGAGGAGAACAACACGCTGGTTGAATCACTTGGCGCGAAGTTCGAGGAGATCACGACGAAGATGATGCAGGCGGCGACGAAACAGGACGCCGCCGCAGACACGCAACTCACTGCGGCGACGCGCGCCAAGGTGCTGCGCATCGATCTAACCGATGACGCGCGCGCCCTGATCTCCACCGCCTCGGAGGTGGGCTACTGATGGCGCTGCGGTCACTGTCAACTGATCTGACAACCGCGCTCGCCGGCCCGGTCACGAAGCCAGGGTATCTCGTCGAGTTCGCGTTCTCAACGCCGATCCGCCTATCCTCGCGCGGCTCGATGACATGGAACGGGCAGACGTGGTCCGACGCGGGATTGGAGATCAGCGGCCTTGACGCGGAGAGTGCGGCGTCGGCGCGTCCGACATTCGTCCTGCTCGACTTCGACAACGCGCTTGCCGCGATTATTCTCAATTCCACGATTGCGGATGTGCGCGTGCGGACGTGGGCGGTGTACGGGGAAGCGCCCGGCGCGAGCGATCCCTTGCTGATCTTCGACGGCTTCGGCGATGCCGCGTCCGCAACCGACGAGCGATTGGTGGTCACCGCGCTCGCCTACTCCGCGCGTGCCATGCTCTGCCCCCGGCGCTTCATTGGCAAGGACGCGGGGTTCAACTTCCTGCCCATCGTGGGCACCACGGCGACCTATGGCGACGACCGGCACAAGCTCCCTGAGTGGCGCAGGAGGACGACCTGATGGCGACCTACCCAAGCATTCCGTTCACCGAAGGATCGGAGCAGCAGGCGATTGACTCGGTTCTGATCGACCGCACGGCGGCGGGGACGGGGCGCGCGCGCGCCTTGTTCACCTCCGCGAAGAAGGCGCTGCGCGCGGTTCATCGCAACATCAGCGCGGCGGACAAGGACGCGCTCCAGTCGTTCTACAACACAAACCGCGCAACCACCAACACCGTGACGTGGACGGACGGCCAGTCCTACACCGTCCTGCTCGTGAGCCTGCGCAGCGAGCCGCATGAAGGCGCGCGCTGGACCGTGACGCTGGACATGGTTGAGCAATGACCGCAACGCTCGCCGCTCGCATGGACGCCTCCAAGACCGTTTACCAGTCGTCACGGTTTGCGATCGCGCCCATCATTCAATTTCCGATCACGTCGCCGGTCTCGGCGCAGAGCACGGAGATCGTTGTTGATGCGTGGCGACTGCGCAAGGTCGCGCGCAAGGTCTCATGGGCGCAAGAGCAGGTCGCCGCCGAGGGCGCGCCCCTGCGCGTCCTTTACGGGCGGACGCGAATCGGGGCGCAGGTGGCGGTGCTGCATCAATCGGACACCACACTCTACCTGTTGTGCGTGTGGGGAGAGGGGCCGATTGATGCGGTAGAGGCGGTCGAGATCAACAACAAAGCCGTCCCCGCTAGCGTGACCGTCACGACCTACCTCGGGACAACGGGGCAGACAGTCAACGCCACGCTCGCCGGAGTAATCCCCGGCTATGCGGACGCCCTGCCGGGCATTGCGTACTCGGTTTTGCAAATCCCCCTGCGCGTGGTGGACGGCTTCCCGGAGGTCGCGGCGATCGTGCGCGGGCGCAAGCTCTACGATCCGCGCCTTGACTCTACGGTTGCCGGCGGCAGCGGCTCGCATCGGCGCGCGGACCCGGCCACGTGGGCATACAGCGCGAACCCGTCGCTTGCTCTCGCCGACTTCCTCGCCGATGCGACCTATGGCGCAGGGGTTGCTGTGTCGTGGACCTCGGTGCAGACGGCGGCGAACGAGAACGACGAGACGATTAGCGGCGAGGCGCGCCGCGTGATCGGGCTGACTCTGGAGCAGCCCGAGGCGGCGGAGGCGTGGGCGGAGGCGCTGCGCGCGTATGCAGGCGTGTTCCTGTTCCAAGGCGCGGACGGCGTCGAGCTGATCCCGGACACGACTGGCAGTAGCGACCTGACCTGCGATGCCGACAACATCGTGGCGGGATCGTTTGAATGGCGGCGGCGCAGCGCGCGCGACACCCCGACCGTCATCGAGGTGGCGTACTCGGAGACGGGCGCGTCGCCGTGGCGGGAAGCGGTGGCGGTGGCGAAGGCGGCGGGGGTTGAAGGCGGCAGCGTGTCGCGCCGCGTCTCGCGCTTCGCGCTGCCTGGGATCACCCGCTACTCGCAGGCGTACCGCGAGGCAGTTGAGCGGCTGAATCACCTGACGCTTGAGAACTTGGAGGCGCAGTTCGTTGTCGTGGATGAGGGGCTGACGCTGAAGCTTGGCTCGCTCGTCACCGTTACTCACACCACGCTCGGCATCTCTTCCAAGCTGATGCGCGTTACCGCGCTGCGCACCGCGGGGCCGGGGCGCTGGCGCGTGGCGGCGGTTGAGTACGATCCAGCGGTGTATTCCGACGCCGTGGTTGCCACGCCGTCATACCCTGACACAACCCTACAGTCGCCGCTGATCGTCTCCGCGCCAACCGCGGTCAACGCGACGGAGGAGGCGTTCCAGTTTGAGGCATGGGGACAGTGGGCGGCGCGCGCAGCAGTGACGTGGACCGCGCCCGCGTACCAGTTCACCGATCACTTCCGCATCGAGCTTCTGGATTCCGGCGTCGTGATCGAGACGGCGGTGGTGCAGGCAACCACAACGACATGGCGCAGCGGGGCGCTGGTCGAGGGACGCTCGTATCAGGTGCTGGTCTACACCGTCTCCACGCTCGGCTTGATGTCGACCGCAGCCTCCGACGATCTCACGGTCACGGGCAAGACCACGCCGCCCGCAAACGTGTCGAGCTTTCGCGCCTTCGAGGCGGGCGGCACGGTCTACATGTACTGGAGCGCCGTCGCTGATGCGGACGTGCGGTACTACGAAATCCGGTACGGTTCGACCGGCGGCTCATGGGCTACTGCCGCGATGCTGGATCGGCAGACGAAACTCAGCTATCAGACCAATCAACTGCCCGCCGGCACATGGCGCGTCTACGTCGCCGCGCTGGACGCGAGCGGGAACTACAGCGCGACCCCGTCCTATCAGGATGTCACCGTCACGCTCGACGCGAGCGCGTTCGCGAGCGAGACGCATACGTTCACCGCGCCCACGCTGACCAGCATGACGGCCTACACGGCGGGGGGCGCGTCGTACTGGGCGACCGACTTCGGGGACGGCTGGGGGTACGGACACGACAACACGGACAACGCGGTCGGGACATGGAACGACTCGCTGCTCAACGTGGTGTGGGCGCACCCGCACACCTCTGGCACGTCAAAGTGGGAATCGGAATACTGGGACTATGGGGCCACAGTCAGCGGCACGGTCACGGCAACATGGGACGTGACTGCGGTCAGCGGCTCGGTGCTCTACGAGATCGGGTACGCAACGACCGATCCCGGCAACTCTGGATCGTGGACGTGGTACAGCGGCACCTCGACGAAGCTGACCGGGCGATACTGGAAGGTGCGAGCGACGTGCGACACGAGCGAGACGTTTATCGTGAACGGCGAGCCGACGCTGCGCCTCGACCTCATTCCGCGCAAGGAGACGGGCAACGTCACGACGGCGGGCGGCACCTACGCTACGGTCAATCTCGCGGGGTACTATGTGTCCGCCAAGACGATCCAGTTGACTGCGAAAGCCAACAGCGGCGCTGCCGTGATTTGCGTCTACGATAACGTGACGCTATCACCCAGCAGCGCAAACTCTTTTCGCGTCTACACCTTTGACGCCGCCGGGGCAGCGGTGAACGTAGAGGTGCAGTATCTCTTCGAGGGAATCTGATGGCATACACCTCACTGGACAGCACGAAGCCGACCGTGGCGCAGACGCGCTCGGCGGGGGTGTCGTCGATTCAGACGAACACCAAGGCGCTGCGCGACATCATCGCAGGCATGGGAATGGCGCAAGGATTTGACTACGCGCAGACGGGCGGCACGGCGGAGCAGCCGGGCAACCTCTGGTTCAAGCGCGGAACGGAGGTCGTGAAGGTGGCTCTCACATGGGGCACAACGGGCGGCGAGGACGGCAACGTCACGAAGGCCGCTTTCTACTTCGCCGCCAACGAAACCC